TGCCAGCCGGTTATGCAGCTGCTGCTTGCCTGCCAGGCGTTCGTTGTCGCCCGGCAGGAAGTACACGCCGCTATTTTCAAACTGCGCCTCGATGCTCTCCCCGTTTGGCGTGGCCGCCCATATGGACGGATCCGCATAGCCGATCACATCCCCATCCTGGGCCTCGCGTTCGAGGATTCCCACGCCCACTTCCTGCACCGGCATCTTGATACCCACGTCAGGCGCGCTTGCTCCATACCATTCGCGGTACAGATACACCCGGTCGTCCGGATCCACCGCCCACCACAGCACCGCGAAGGGTTTGTTGTACCCCCAGTCGAAGGAGCGGTACCGCCGCCAGCCGGCGGGAATCTTAAACGGCGCGATGACGTGCGTCCGCCGCTGGTCCCGGTAGTGCCCTTCGTCGTCCGTCCACTCGAAGAACACCTGGCCCTCGAACGCATCCCAGCTGCCCTCCAGCAACGCCTTTCGGAGTGCTGGTGGCTTTTGCTCGAGCTCATAGATGTAGTCCGCGCTCAGGTGCGGGTTGTCCATGACCCGCGCGGGGATGTATTGCCGTCGCACGATCTTTTTCCCGCCCGTGGTCTCGGAGGCAACCTCAAAATCATGATACTTGTAGGGCTCAAGGTCCGCGTACAGGGCCTTGACCCAGGCATGCCCGACGCCCCCGGGGTTCGAGGTGCAGCGCGTTCTTGGGATGAAGTGCAACTCCTCTGCTGCGCGCACACGGGTTTTGAGGTAGTCGTAGATCGTCCGTGTAAAATGCGTCAGCTCGTCAATGAACAGCGCGTTGATCTCCGCGCCCTGGTAGGCGAAACGGTCGTTTTCCCGCTGGCAGTGCCGGAATAGCATCCTGGCGCCGTTTGGGAACTCCCATGTATGACGGGACTGCACGAACCGGCCTACCCCATGGAACTGCCGGTAAGCTTCTTTGATGAGGCTGTCCTGCAGCTCAGGGTATGTACGCCGGAAGAGATACACATGGAGCCCGGGATTCTCGCAGCACAACAGCCCTGCCTCGTGCACCGTGGCCGCGCTCTTCCCGCCGCCCGCCGCACCGCCGTATAATAGCTCATCCGCGTTGGAGGCATGATACAGCGCCTGCTTCTTGGTCGGCGTGTACCTGGCGCTCAGGTCAATCTCTCTTGGCATATTCCGGCCTCCTCGTCGTGCTAAGCAGGTTGATAATGCCATCCTCCTCGTCCGCCACCGGCTTGTCCTTCCAATCCTCCGGCAGACGGTTCTTTAGCCAGAACGCCTGCGCGCCCGTCTCACCCGGGTGCCAGCGCTTGACGGTCGTGGACTGCAGCTCCTCCTTCTCGACCCTTTTCTTGCCGTCCTTTCCATACTCGATCCGCCGCACTTTGAAGGCGACTTCCTCCTCATACACATAGCCGACCGCGTTTTTATACAGCGCGTTCTCGACGTGCATATCCGCCTCAGCCTTGCTGTTGGCCAGGGCCTCCGCGATCTGCGGGAAACGCTTCTTCCACTCGTTCAGCGTCGAGCGGCTCACTCCTATGTTGTCGGCAAGCTGCTGATCCGTCAGGCCCTTTCTGGCCCAGGCGCAGAGCAGCAGGATGCCGTCATCCGTGAGCCAGCGCGCATATTTCGGCGGGGCCTTTGGCGCTTGCTTTTTGCTCGCTGGCGCGGCTCCCTTAGCGGCCTTTTGTTTAGGCGCTGCCTTGGCCTTGCCGGGCACCGGCTTATCGCCGGACGCACGAGCGCCCTGGGGAGCTTTCGCATCCAGGGCGCCGTTAGGCTTTCCACTCGACGTTTCCGCCTCTTTAGTTTTCGTTTTACTCTGCGGCGCTGCCGCCGCCTTACTTGCCGGCGGCTTTGCCGGCTGTTTCTTTGCCGCCATGCCGGCCGCCTCCTCTGGCCTGTTCTAAAGCGAAAGTCTCGGCTCTCGCCAAGACTTCCCACTAGCATTATAGCAGGGTTCAGAATATTAAAAAGTATCATTTCGTATCATTTTGTATCATTTCGTATCGTCTTTGATTTCCCGGTTAACCCCCCGGCTCAACTGTTATGAGCTCCGCCAGCAGATCCAGAGCCGCCGCGTGCTGTCGCTTAATGTGACTTTCACTATACTTCATTTTCTTCGCAATCTCCGTCCACTCCATCTCTGCGCGGTACCGCAAACTAAGCAGCCGGGGCTGGGAAGCGGGCAGCGATCCGATCAGCGCGTCCAACTCCGCAGCGAGCGCCATCTCCTTGGAGCACTCCGCCGCCAGAGCGTTCATACGGTCCTCGTACTGCCGGCTGAGCTGTGTGAGCCTGACTGCCGCCGCATAGGTAGGATCCGCGAAGCCACCGGTTCCGGCGACGGGCATATCCGCCTCCTTCGAGCGCATAGTAACTAGGTCGACCAGCATGTCTTTTAGGCGCGCAATCTCCTTCTGCCTTTCCGCGCAAAATGCCACAGCCCGGCCCCATCGGTGCAGCAGCAGTCTAATTGTGTCACGGTCCGTGCCCTCGCCGTCCCTAAGCATGTCAGCTATCTTCACTGCGCCTCGCCCCCTGCTTCCTGTTTTGAACCCGCTTCTTGCCGGTCAACGGGATAAATATCTGGCTCCATTTGTCTACATTCATGAGGTGATCCGCCTCGCGGATGGTCTTGCGTTCACCGTCCACATACAAGCGTGGGGAAATGCCGCCGCCCCGCAAGGCCGCCGCATACTCCTGCTGCGCGACCGCCAGCGAGGTCGTTGCTGTCGATTTTGTCGTTTCGCCCGCCGCGCTATACACTAACGTGTACACTTTGCTCGTGCGCGGTTTTCTGCCCGCTGCTTTTCCGTCATTGGAGTTGGCCATTACCTGGCCTCCGCTTCCGCCGCCTCGGCGACTTTAACGCAGTGTCCAATCCGCCTGGGCCGCTTTGCCGCCGCACTCGAAATAACGCGCTCCAGGCGCTGGATCCGCTCCTGCGCCTGCCGGAGCTCGTTGTCTTTCTCAGCGACCGCATCGGCGAGTGCCACGATGCAGGTGTCCTTGTTGGACATGAGCTCCTGGAGCTTGGTGACCGTCATGCGGAGCATGGGATCCTCGCCCGCGGGGAGCTCGTCCGGGTATGGACTCCGAAGCCAGGATTGCACGCATTGTTTATATAACTCTTCCGTACAGACAAACTCCTCGCCTGCGGAAAGACACCCAGGCTCGTCCTTACACCACAGCAACGATAGATCAGTGCCATCTGTATCGATCAGAAACGTCGCAAATGCCTCCTGGCTGCGCGTGATACCTTCAAAGACTGTCATGTTCGTTCCTCCATAAATACGTGATTAGATATCCAGCCGCAGCTGGCCGCCGAATACCTCGCGCTGCCGCGCCGTCAGGGGCTTGTCCCTGGCGACAGGCTTTAGACCCGTCGCCGCAAACCATTGGCCATGCAAACCGCATGCCACCGCGCTCTGGCGCCAGTCACTCCGTACGCCCATGCCATAGGCGCAGCAGCGGCGAGTGCGCCGATCATTATGCTCATCAACGATCAGGTTGCAGCAGGTAGCACAGGTCTCGTTATCATTGCGGCCGTAGAGCTCGTGCATTTTGGATATGGGCGTCATGCTTGACACTCCCATACAACTGCCCAAGCATCGTCATAGAACGTCAGCTCGCCGTTAATCCTGTCCATGTACACGGCGCTGCGCGGCACGTCGATGCCGGCATAGTCACCGTAATATTGCGTTAAGACCTTGTTGAGATTAATGCAGGCGAGCTCGCGATTCTTGTCAGAGATATGGCCCGTGTTGAACTCTCCCGGCTGTGCTATGACTTCTTCAATGCTTGCTCCGAACGGCGGTCCATACAGCCAGCGGTTAAAGAGCAGCGCCGTAACCGCCAGTTTTTCCTGTGCAGTGTTGCACTCCGCCCAATAGACGCTCGCCACCGCGTCAATCGTCGCACTTTCCCACTCATATTCGTTATAGCAGAGCGTTGGTTTTGGCGTAGGGGCCGGCGTAGGTCTCGGCGTTGGGACAGGCGTGACCGCTATGGTGATTATCACGATCTCCGGCTGTTCTTGCTCATCCGCACGCGCGCGGGCAAATTGGGTACCTGTTAAAATCAGCACCAGTATCGCAATCAATAGCACAATCAGGATGTCGCAAACTCGGCTCATGGTTATGTCTCCTTTTCTTCGCGTTCAGAGGGGTCTTCCGGTAGCAGCGCACGCAGGCCTAGGCGAATGCATAGGCGAGCGCCCTCATCCCGGCTGCCCACGATCTCGCGGTCTATCAGCGCGTCGAGTTCCGCCGCCAAGGGGCGGCCGATCCGGACGAGGACGGTCGTCTTCTCACGCCGGCGGGGTGCCTCTTCGCCATATCCGTATACGGCGCTCAGAATGTCGCGCGGGTACAGATCCTCCACGCCGCAATCAAGTACCTTGGCAACAGCCGCCAGCTTGTCCATGTCGGCAAAGTACAGGCCTGATTCCATCATGGAAAGCACGCCGCGCGGCACGTCCGCCTCGCGCGCAAGATCCCGCTGGACAATGCCCTTTGCCTGCCGATGCTTGGCAATGCTGTTTTTCGCGCCCATACTGGCCCTCCCGTTTGCATGTTCGACGCGCTCGAACAGGTTCGTTTTGGATTTTCGGCCTGCACGATATGCCTTTAGCTGGACATGGTGAGCTTTCAGCCGCTCATTCGAGCAGTGGGCCGTCTCGCGCATGCGCGCGTGCGCACGTATGCGCGCGCTTTTTTGGTGTCCGATTGTCCGATTGCTTCCAGCTGCGCAGCTGCACGTAGATATAACAGCCCGCCAAGTAGTCGCTGCGCCGGACATCGACGTCCTGTACCAGATATCCCGGGTAACAGTTTTCGATGATCGCCTTGCCGTCGATCTCGACATCTGCCGCAATTCGCGCCGCCTGGCGTTTGGATATTTTTTTCTTGGATAAAGTGATTGTCGGTTGTATCAGATTCTTCGACCAACCCCAACGCTTGCGGCCGCACGGATTTTTGAGGAGATATAGCGACAGACCTTTGATGCCGTCTTCATTGGGCTGCAGCCGGTCAGCGTTGGCGAAGCCTTTGCTCCACGCGGCTTCCGCTGCATCTCTGTCCATGCCGGTCATGAGGATGTGGTGATGTAGTCTTACAGGCCTGTCCGCATCCTCCGCGCTTTCGTCTTCCGCATCTGGACGGTATTCGTGGACATACATGTACCGCATCCGGGGAAGGCCGTGGGTCTTGCGCCAGTAAGCAATGCGCCTGAGATAGTTGCGGACATCGCGCTGCGCGAGTTCCAGCGTGGCGTCGGCAAGGCTGCCGGCATATGTCAGCGTGACATGGAGATCATGCTCATCAAAGTTGGCGTTCGCCAGGCGCATGAAGCGCTTGACGGCATTGCGGGCATTCAGCGATTTTTGCGCTTCACTGGTCTCTCCGGTGCGGATCCGTTGCACGCCCGGCCAGCTGCGCAGCAGTGGGTAGATTTCCAGCTCCTTGACACGCGGGCCGGATTTGATCGTCTTGACGCAATACAGCCCGACCTCGTTGGGCCGAAGGAATACGGCATCAATACCTTGCGCGTCCTCTGTAAACAGGTATGCATATGGCTCAGAGTTATAGAGCATCTGCTCCTCCGCTGGCGTGCGCTCCGATGGCGTTCCGGCCTCTTGGTCGGGATGGGTGTGGATTATGTGAGACAAGGTGGAAAAGGTGCGTTAGACTTTCCCACCTTGCCCACACAATCCACACCGCTGCTGCTGCTACAACGCTCCGCTGCGCTACGCTTAATACTTTTGGGATATCCGGTTGTCAAGGTGCCTGATCGCGTTCGGGCAGTCGCTTTTTGGTCGATAAGTTAATACCTCATACGAGCCCGATAAAGTGGGGTATGCGGCTTGCCTGCGCGCTAGCCAGTGTCACGCGGATCCGGCGCGCTTGCTTGCATCGGGTCCCGGGGTAATATAATAGGAAATGGCTTGTCCGGCGCCGCCGTGGCATCTCGACAATCGCAACGCTCGCCGGGATCTAAATGCGCTCCGCAGTCCGGGCATATTCGATACATTGACATGGGCTCACCTCCTCCCGTAAAACCTTTAAATCTCAATTCTTTTGACTGCTCCGAACACCACGCTGTAGACATACCCGTAGCGGCGCCGCCCGCATTGCTCACAGGTGATCTTCTGGTTGCGGCCGATCTTACTGAGCTCCTCGATCCGCCTCACGGACGATAAGCCACGCATGCGCTCGGCGCATGGCTTGCAGAGGCGCAGGCGATCCGGAGCGTTCATGTGCCCACCCGCTGCTCCGTCCGGCCCGATTCAACCTGTGGAGTCTTTCCCATACGCGGAAAGTACCGGTGGAGCTCCTCGTACGGAATGCCCAGCGCATCCAGCGCGTCATAACAAAGATCCGTCCGAGGCTGTGAGCGCCCGTTGAGAATGTCGCTCATGCTTGATGCGGACACGCCAAGCCGCCAGGCAAACTGGTCAATGGTATACCCGTTCTCGCGCATAGCGCCTCGTAGTTTCATGTAGGTTCGATTCATAACAGCCTCCCTTGTTGCTGTGGTCGGGTTTGTGGTAGAATTTGGGCGAAAGGTGGTGCATTATATGTCTGTGATTACCTGTCCGTACTGTGGGGTTTCTATTCCTATTTGTCCTTCTACAACTTTGAGGCGCTATTTTGATGCAGAGTTTTGCGACGTTACATTATCAAAAGCACAAAAAGCAATGGAAAATAAATTTCAACTCATTCAGCACATGTGTCCCGAGTGCCGCAAGCCGATCGTGACAGCCATTGGCTATGGATGCTACGAGAATATACAGAAGCACATC